GAAGCATTTACAGCACCAGTTCAGGAAATGTCTAATCAGCCTGCTCCGGCTGGTACACAACCTGACTATAGTGCCCAATGGCCTAGTCCACAAAACTAACCTGTTGTAAGTTAGCGACAAAAGCCCTGTTAATTATAGTTGACAGGGCTTTACTTTTTTGCTATACTATGCACATGGTAACAAAAGAGAAAAAGAAAATGGTAGAAGTAAAGTATGACAATGTGTCACACGAATTTGAAAATTTAGATCAAGCAATGGCTTGGGCTAAGGTATTAGGTAAGTTTGTAACCATCAATGTGAATGGTATGGAACTTGTAGGCGTATTTGGAGCAGACAGCATCGTAGATGGTAAATGCCCAGATGGAATTGATTACACTTGGATGAAGAGGAGATCGCAATGAGTTTAGATGTAGATTTAATGGTCACTCAACCCACTAGTGTGTACAGCGCAAAAATTACACACAATTTGGGTAAGATGGCCAGTGAGGTAAAAGTAGGTATAGGTGGAAAGATAGACCTGTACACTATTTTGTGGCGTCCTGAAGAACTTAATTTTAAGTTTGCTAAGGACATTGCAGACTTGTTGGATGAGGGTTGGAACATTTTGTTAAGTGATCCAGAGAAGTTTAAGAAGTTTAATCCTGAAAATGGATGGGGTAGCTACGAAGGTCTTTGCGACTTTGTCTACAAATACCGTAACGCCTGTTGGGAAAATCCTGACGCAGAATTGAGTGTATCACGATGAAAATGTATATTTGTATCAAAGACAGTACTCCAGTGGGCATGGCAATGAATGCCGCGGCCCATGCTGGACTTATGTGCCATTTGGAATACAAGGATGATGGTGTTTATCAGGCCTGGTTAGCAAACAGTTTTAAGAAAGTAACTTGTATGGTAACTCCTGCAGAGTTTGCTATGCTTAAAGAACTAGATGACCATTTGATTGTAACTGAAAGCCGTATGGACAATGCTGAACTGGCAGTAGTCTTGAAGCCACGGCATGATGTTGAATGGCCTGAATTTGTTAACCTTTTGAAACTTTGGAAATAATATGTTAAAACATACACAAGGGAATCTGTTGGATCTTGCTGAAGCTGGCGAGTTTGATATTGTGGTACAAGGCTGTAATTGCTTTTGCCGTATGGGCTCGGGTATTGCCAAAGAGATCCGTGCTCGCTATCCACGTGCGTGGAATGTAGACTATGTGACTAACGAAGGCGACTACACCAAGCTGGGCACGTGGACAGATGCCGACTGTGGCAAGTTTTGGATCATCAATGCCTACACACAATACGACACAGCCAAGCAACCAGGCGAAGATGTATTTGAGTATTTGGCTTTTGAATTGATCCTGCAAAAACTTATTCACGTTCACGGCACCAAACGTATTGGCCTGCCCTACATTGGAATGGGCCTAGCCGGTGGCAACAAGGTAGCCATTATGAGTATGATTACAGCATTTTCCCTTGCAGTAACAGCTAAAGGCGGTTCAGTAACACTTGTGGAGTTTAAATGAAGATAAAATTTGATAAAGACACAATGCCCGATGAATTGTACAATGCTCTACTACAGCACTTCGTAAATGAAGCTGTTGGGTTAGGCGTTGAAGTAAATAAATTTACTCAGTTTAATAATTGGGTAATCGAGTGCGAAGTAGACAAAAAAGAATCAATACACTAAGGACTATAATGGCAGGAACAGCAAAATCGGTTTATCTAACAATAACCAAAAAAGGTAGTTATAAGACAGAATTTACTAAGGTATTTTTTGATGCAAAATCTTATAATGAATACGTTAAGACAGATGAGTTCAAAGCCAAGTGGCCTAAAGAAGAATACGAAATTACAAAAGAAGTTTATTAGAAGGAGGCATCATTATGCCGTGGATTGAAAATGTAGCGGCAGATGATATTCCAAAAAGATTTCATCATGACGCAGGTGAAAATAGTATGCTGATCAGTATCACTGATCCGGCAAGTTGGCGTCCGGTTCCAAAACACCAATTCAAAGAAATACATAACTTTGAGTTTTTGGATGTTGAAGAAAATGACCAAGTTCTAGAAGAAGCAATGAAGTGCAGTCAAGAAGATGCTAATCGACTTGTGGCTCTTTTACAACATGCTTTGGCTAATCATATGAATGTTGTTGTCCATTGCTTTGCAGGTATTTGCCGCAGTGGCGCAGTATGCGAAGTGGGTGTTATGCTTGGCTTCGAGGATACAGGGCGGTTTAGAAGCCCTAATCTGCTCGTTAAGCACCGTATGATGAAAGCCTTGGGTTGGACCTACGATGCGGACGAAAAGCCCAACATCGACGATTGGCGCACGTTTAGAAGAATAGACTAAACCGTCGTATAAAAACAACAACATCAGTTGACGTTCTAGTACTCTGATTGTATAATAGATGTATATTAACTAATAAGGAGGCGAATATGATGGTTGTTGCAAAGTTTAACGGACGTTGGGTTCACATCGTCAAGTTCGCTCGCGATGTTGCGTTCAGCACAGAAAAGGAATGGTTTATGGTTAACTTTGATTTTGAAAAGGCTAACCGTAAGAGAGAACAATTTAAGTGGGTTCCTGCTTCAACTCGTTTTGAAGCTGTTAAGGAATTCGTAGGAGAATAAAATGAAAACATGGGTAACAAGTGATTTGCACTTTGGGCATAAGAACATTATGAAGTTCTGCCCACAAACACGAGCCCGTTTCAACGATGATGTCAGCTATATGAACAATGCAATGGTAGAAGAATGGAACGACAAAGTTGCTCCAGAAGATACTGTTTACATTTTGGGCGATGTAGCATTTATGTCAGGCAGTGATGCAGGACGTATGATTAAGCGTTTGAACGGTACAAAGATTTTGATTGAAGGCAACCACGACAAGAAGACATTGAATGATGCGACTTTTCGTAGTGCATTTAAGGAAGTACATAAGTATTTGGATATTAACTATGATGGTCACAAGATTGTCATGTTCCACTATCCAATCGCTGAGTGGGACCAAATGCATCGCGGAGCATTGCACTTTCATGGACACTTGCATGGTGGGCCAAGCGGATTGGAAAAGTTCCGTGCGTTGGATGTAGGGATGGACTCAACTGGGGAAATCGTTATGTCAATAGAACGTGCTATCCGATTGATCAAGGACAATGAAATTAAAGGACACCACCAGAAAGGTGATTGATATGTTTAAGGATGAATTGAAGGAGTACGTAAAGTCCAGTAACCTAGTTAACATGAAAGAAGCTGGGGATGGTCTTTATGTACTAAAGTACAAGAAGAAAGTATTCTACGATAACTTGTGGAACGACTACATAGCCGAATGCCGCGGAACTATTGTAGATGCTGACTTCGACCTAGTTACATATCCATTTACTAAGATCTACAACTACGGTATCGAAAAGGAAGCACCAGTGCTTTCTCCAGATACTAAGGTTACAGCATATCGTAAAGTCAACGGCTTTATGGTTGCTATGACTTGGTATAATGGCGATGTGTTAGTGTCTACTACTGGTAGCACAAACAGCCCATATGTTGTTATGGCCAAGGAAATGATGTTAACCCATATGTGTTGGGCTGACTGGCAAATGGAACTAAAGACAGCAGAAGGCATGACCTTGATGTTTGAATGTGTGCATCCAACCGATCCACACATTGTTCCAGAAGATGCTGGTATGTATTTCTTAGGTTGCCGTGAAAACTCATGGGGCTCTAAGGTAACAATGTACGGTAAGGATATGGCTGATTGGGCACGTGACTATGCGTTGAGCCATTTGAAGTGTGGATATGCGGAAGCAGTTCATACTACTGTTGGTGAACTAGTAGCGATGACTAAGAAGGTCAAGCACGAAGGATTTGTATTCTACACAGAAGATAATGTTTCGTCTAAGATCAAGTCACCATACTACTTAACTTCAAAGTGGGTTGCTCGCAATCCACGTACAGATAAGTTAGTAGATTTGAACAAGGACATCAAGCACAATTTGGATGAAGAATACTATCCATTGGTTGACGCTATACGTGAAAATATAGTACAATATACAGCTATGGACGAGCAAGCTCGTTTAGGTTGGGTACGTAAGCAATTGGAGATAGTATGAACACGCATATGGTAAAACAGATGCACTTTCAGTTGAAGCCCGGTGACTTCCTTACTTTGGTAGGGGAGTCTACCACAAGACTTTGGGGAGAGCAAGAATTGCTTTTCAAAGATTTTAAGGGTGACTTGTGGACTGTGCCAGTAAGTAAGGTAGAAGCATTATGAACATTAGCAAGTACAGCAAGAAGAAGTTTTACGAAGGTATTGGACTCTGGAGGGTAGACGATGCGTTTGCCGACCCTATGTTCAATTACCTAGTATATGGATTCAGTCCAGGTAGCTTCTTTACGTCTGTGCTGGCTAATGATTTTCTAAGTGCAGTAGCCCGTAGTCATCCATCTAACACTATTACAGCCCTTAAGGCTTTGACAGGCTGGATGCAGGATTATATGCCACGGCGAGCGTTTGGTAGTTACGAGGCTGTAAAAGAATGGCTTGATATGGATGAAGCAACACGTCGTGAAATCCTTATTATGCAAAATTTGATATTTACTCCAAAGCAAGAAACGTTCTTGGAGATCAAAGGAGAAGAATGTGAGATGTGAAGATGAAAGTCATTTGCCCGTATCAGAACAAAGTCTAGTGTTTAGGCTTTATAAGCGGGCAGAGATACGCAGGCAGATTCCAGGTAGACTGGCAGTTACAGAAGGCAAGCCCGATAAGATTGCTAACTTACTAGAAGAAGCCGCTTTAGAAATACAACGGCTAAGGGCAACTATAGCCAACATTGGACAAGATAAAAAAGGAAAGGATGGGTTTCAACCATGAAGTGTTATCAACTAATCGGGGTACCAGCCGCAGGAAAGTCCACTTGGGTCAAGAACCAAAAGTGGGCAGATGAGTGTGCGTACATATCTACAGATAAGTTTGTAGATGAGTATGCTAAGAATGTGGGCAAGACTTACAATGAAGTGTTTAAGGAATTTATGTCCACCGCCGTTGACATGATGGCCGCGGATGTAGTTCAAGCCCGAACAGCAGGCAAAGATATAATTTGGGATCAAACTTCAACTACAGTCGAAAGCCGTAAGAAGAAGTTCCGTATGTTGCGAGATTACGAACATATTGCAGTAGTTTTTAAGACTCCTGATGCAGACGAGCTAGCTCGTCGATTAGGTAGCCGTCCAGGCAAGAACATACCTTACGAAGTAATGACTTCCATGATAAAGAATTGGCAAGAACCAACTCTAGATGAAGGATTTGCTGAAATCTGGTACACATAAAATACGCACTTTAATAGGGCCTTAGGGCCCTATTTTTTTGGCTATCGCTATTTCTGCATTCGAATAAATACACTATAATAATCATTTGAATGATTCACAGAAAAATGGAGATAGCTCATGTCGCTACGAATTAGACGCGGAACAGACGCCCAAAGACAAACAGTAACCTTTGATCAAGGCGAACTAATATACACTACCGATACATTAAAACTATTTGTAGGAGACGGTGTAACATTGGGTGGAAATAGTGTTGCAAAAGCACTAGCAGGTACTGGGCTAGTATTTGATAACACTACACAAACATTACAAGCAACTGCACAACAGGGTGGCGGAATTGCATCAGTCAGTGCTGATTTAAATCCAAGTTTAGGCGGCAACTTAAACTTATCAACACATAACGTTACAGGAACTGGTAATATTGGAATTACAGGAACTATGTATGCATCTACCGGATTAGGTGGAAATTTAAGTTTAAACGGAAATAATATTACAGGTTCAGGTAATATTGGAATTACAGGAACTATAAGTGCAACAGGACTAGGCGGTGATATATCTCTTAACAGCCATAATATTACAGGTGTTGGTACTGTTAATATAACAGGAACTGTGACAGCATCGGGATTAGCAACATTGGGTTCTGTTTCAACTGGTGCAATAACAGCAACTAGTATTGGAGCATCAGCTGGATTAAGTGCAGATTTGCCACTAGGCGGCCACAATATCACTGGTACTGGTAGTGTTAACATAACCGGTGCAATTAGTGGTACTACAATCAGTGCGGCAACTGGATTGGGTGCTAATCTTGGATTGAACGGGTTTAATATTAGTGGTTCAGGTAATATTTTAGTTACCGGCGGCGGAGGCACTATTTCAAATCCGACTATTACTTTGCAATCTCTTGGAACTATTACTGCAACCGGGCCTGGCGTCTCAAATTATTTTACGAACAACACACTAAACATTGGTAATACTACAACTCCGAACACTCTTACTATCACTGCTGATAGACACTTTGGGTTGTTTACAGGTATTACTAACGGAACTAACACTTCGGGTATTTCTACAAGAATTGCAAGAGGAACACTTGCGTCTCCTAGTGCAGTACAAGCAGGAGATTTTTTATCGTTTATTGAAGGTTCAGGATTTGATGGAACTTCATACTCATTTGCAGGCGCATTTGGTATTAACGTAGATCAAAACAGTTCAGTTACTACCGGCAGTGTACCTGGAGAGTTTGGTGTGTTACTTGTTACTTCTTCTGGTGGCACGGTATCATTGACATTTAGTCAAACAGGAACATTATCTGTTCCTAATATATCTTCTACCGGATTAACTTATTACAGCCCTAATTATATCTCAGTACCTGCTACTGGCAATTACACATTAAGTTCAACGCAAACTTATAATATTCTACTAGTAACAGCATCTAGTTTAACTGCTACCATTAATATGCCAGGTAGTCCAGTAGACGGACAAGTTACACAAATATCTGTTGTAAGTACAACAGTTACATTAGCATTAGGATCTGGAACTGTTAGTCCTACTTTTGCAGGAAGTGCGGCTCCAGGCACGTCATTTAAATATGTTTACCGTGCTCAATCAAGTTCTTGGTTTAGAATTTAATTTATCTAGAAGAGGTTTAAAATACTGCTCCATTACAGTAGTATAGTACAAGTCGGATTGATTGATAGATTTAATTAAAGTATTATATTCATCATCCGACATTTGTAGTGTTACCTCTCTATTTGAAAGTATCGGATGATTCAATGATGCCTTATAAAAATCTCCCTTGTACAATTTATTTTTAACAAGACTATTGTTTTCTCTAGCTACATTATCCGCTGTTTCGTAACTGTCTATGTCGGTATCATCCTTCTTGTACCATTCCCAAAATTTATCCTTGTCGGGAAAATAGTATCCATACTTACTATAATTTTTATCAAATTCACTCTTGTACATATATTCGGACATAGGATGATCTCCTGCAATACTCAGTGGAAATATCCATGCAATGTCTATTGGGCAATCTTCTCTTGATAGGTACAATGCAGTTTCTTTAATAGAGTCGGAACTTTCATATGGAAGTCCGACCATAAATCCTGCTTGTATATTAACCTGTTCTCCCCATATTTCTTTACATAGTTTAAGAGCTTGCTTTCTTTTTTCTGCACTCATTCCTTTTCCAATAGCTTTACTTGTTTTCGGATAGAATGTTTCTATACCAAAATAGCATTGGGCCAATCCTAGCTCTTTAAGCATAGGAATTTGTTCAGGATGTTTTGCTAATAAATCTATTCGCAAATAACACCAGAAACTAATTTTAAAAGGAAGACTGTGAGTTACACGTAACATCATTTCTAATTTTTC